GCTGTTTGCATTACCTGGGTTGACAGCTGTGCTGAATGCAGTCACTGTACCATTACCAGAGTGAGTGTTTGCTTCCTGGAATAGTGCTTCACCAGCGCGAGCAGATGCACTTGCGAACACTGATCGCATTGCGAAGATCAAACCTGTTGGACCTGTCATTGGCTGAACGCCGCAGATGTCATAAGCCATTAGGTTTGGAAGTGCACGACGAACTAGACCAATAAGAACTGGATCGAATCCTGTGACACCCGAGCTCGCTGCGCCTGAAAGACCACTGATTCCTGCTGTTCCCATGGCATTAGCTGGTGATGCTTCCCATAGGTTTTGCATTGAACGTGATTCTTCTTGTAGGGCACGCTCTTGATTTTCTAGAACGAGTGCAGTAACTGCGCGCTTGTAAGGGTCGCTGATTGCTGGGAGTTCTGGGTGATCAAGAACTGGTGCCCACTTCTTTGCATATGTTTCGTTAATATACATGATAGTGTTTCCTCAGTTAATTGAATTAGGCTTTTGGAGCCGTTTTAGAGATAGATTTAACATAACGAGCCATGATATTATTTGTTTGTTCTACTTCTGGTTCTTCATTAAGAGCGACTTGCTGAAGTTCCTTTACCTCACTTTTCACTTGTACTTTAGTTGGGAAGTAGTTCTCGCGTAGTACTGCGAGCTTTTCTTCAAAATCACCTTCTGTGGTGAACTCCACGCCCTCTGCGAGCGACTTCATTTTTGCTGCTTGAACTGCTGTGAGTCCTTCGCAGAAATTGTCAATTGATTTTTCTTTCTTTACTGTATTGAGTTGCTCTTGCAAATCAGCAATGACAGCTTCTTGTTCTTCAACATGTGCATGCACTGACTGAACGTACTCACCTGCTTGTTCAAGTTCTGTTGCAAGTGTTTCTGCAACATCAACTTTCTCTTCAGGGATTTCGATGTAGTGCTCTTGGAACAATGAACGTAGACCAGAGATAAAGTCTTCAGCGAGTTCGGCACGGAGTCCTGTCTCGATGGCGACCTTATTGCTGTCCATCCATTGCTCAACAACATAGTTGAGATACTCATCAACTTGTTCTGTAATTTGATCTTTGATTTCATCGTAAGCAGTTGCAAGAACCTCGTCGTTTTCTTGCATTACTTGTTCAAGAATGCTTTCAACGCGAGAAGTCACAGCAGATTCGAAAATCAATGTGGCTTTTGCACGAAACTCTTCGGATAATGATTCGCCGTTGAATAGAGCATCAACGTCTTCTCTCATTGTACCCTTGAATTGCTTTACCGCTTCTTTGATAGCGAGCAAACGTTCTTCACGAATTTGCTCTTCGGTAAGTTCGGTTGTTTCCATTGTTGTTTCTTCTCCGTTTTCTTCGTTCATGTTAGAATCCTCAAATTGTTCATTTACTCTTGATCCTGGCTTTTTGTATCCGAGTTCTTTGATTTTGAAAGCCTGTCCGACACCACCAGCAAGTCCACCAACCATATTAGCAATTTCGTTAGGAATTGCTTTTCTTAGTTTGGTTTTCTCTCCTGTTGGAGTTCTAAAAATACCAACACCTGTTTTCTCTGGTGCCTCTTCATTATCTTCTCTTTCACCAGCATTAGCGCGTGAAATTGGATTTGCTTCCCAAGTATCTGCATAATCATATTCTGTCATTCCAGAATCAGATGCAGCTGGTGCACGCGCTGAAGCACCTGCTGGTGCTGCTGCTGGTGCTGCTGCTGGTGCTGCTGCTGGTGCTGGTGCTGTTGCTGCTGTTGCTGCTGTTGCTGCTGCTGCACCGCCTTGCTGTAATTTTTTCAATAATGCTAGATTACCAGCAGCTGTTTTATCTCTTTTATCATACGCATTTTTATCTAATTTACGGATCGCAGCACCAATTTTACCATAGCGTTCTTCATCCGTCATCTCAGAAGGTTTCTTCGATTTTACCGCTGGAGCGCCACCAGCGCCACCAGAAGGTGGAATTATTTGTGTACCATCACCAGCCTTTAAACCTTCGCGATCAATTCTTTTGCGTTCTGCGTTCTTTTTTGATTCAAATTCTGCATCTTTAGGCGATAGACCAAAATCTTTTGATCCTGCTGGACGACCAAATTTGTCATATCCAGCTGGTTGATTGACTCCAGGAACTGCATCTTTCTTAGTTGAAGCACCCGCTGTTGCTGCTGGTGCGACTGGTGCTGCTGCCATTGCTTCTGAGTCTGTTCCTAATAATCCACCCGTCGCGCCGCTTAGTGCTGCACTGCCAGCATTTTTAATTTTTTGATCAAATGTTGCATTAGGGTCAGCGTTGTAACCTTTATATGCACCATATGCTCCCATAGCTGCTGTCAATGGGAGAGCTACTCTACCAGCAAGACGAGCTGCAGCTTTTAATCCACTACCACCAACATTTATTGCGGCAGCTTTTTCAGCACCACTCAATCTTGCACGTCTTGGACCACGTGCAGAACCAGCAGCTTTCACTAATGCTTTACCTGCTCTTGCTGCAGCCACGAGAGCATTTTCTTCTAACACTTCAGCAATAAATGATGCTTCTTCTTCAGACAGCTGATCAACAAATGCATTTAATTCTGATTCATTGAGCGTTGATAGATGTTGAAGAATTTCATTTGAATCTTCAGCAACTTGTCTTACTGGACGATTGCCTGCTGCACTTCTTCTTGCTGCAGCTGCTTGTTTTGCAACATTCTTCCACGCACTTGAGCCTAGATTATCATAATCATTATCATCTGCTGGTCGCGATGATGCAACTGTTGTGCGATCATCTGATTGATCTGAATCAGGAACATCTGTAGTTTCTTCTGGATCATAATCAGCCGATGCACCACCAGATGAACGGTTTGCAACCGCACCACCAACAGCGTCTGCAACATCACCTGCCTTATCTCCAAAGCCTTTTCTAATGTTTCCTGCAGCTCTACCAACTAGTGAACCAATTGCACCAGTTTTTGCACCTTGCGAAAATTTACCGCCAGTTGCCTTGCTTGCAATACCACCAGCAAGAGCGTCTGCAGCAGTTGTACCGATTGCTTCAGAACCAGTTACATTTGTTAATCCACCAGCAACTTTATTTACAAGTGGTGATGCAACGCCTGTGATAGCACCGAGTTTTGCACCTTCTTTAAACTTACCACCTTGCAATACACTTGAGATGCCGCCTTTGATTGCGCCACCTGCTGCATTTTTAAGAGCACCACCAACAGCTGTCTTACCGAGTGCTGCTACACCTTTACCAAGTGCACTGCCTGCAATCTTAGATCCAACTGCACCAACAGCCTTACCAACTGCAGTGCTGGCAAGTTTGCCACCGAGTGCGCCGAGTGCTGTTCCAACACCTGGAAGCGCAAATGAAGCAACTGTACTGAACAATGGATTGCTGATAACTTTCTTAGCAACCTTACCAACTGCCTTCACACCCTTCTTGAGTGCTTTGCCAATCTTCTTGAGGAATTCAACGAGATATTCTTCGTTGAGAGAAGAGAGTTGAATTGCATATACGAGTTCTTCTTCATTAAGATTTGAAATATAATTATCAAAATCTTCGTCAGAAAGTGTTTGCATTTCTGTGATGAAAGTATTTGATTGTTCTTGAAGAGCACCAAATTCTTCATCTGTAAATTCTTGTTCGTTAAATTCAGCAATTACATTTTCTGCAATGAATGCGACAACTTTTTCTTCGCCATATTGTTCAAAGAGTGTCTCGCCAAACTTTTCGTCTACTAGATCTTCGCCATATTCATTGACGTATTCTTCCATGATGCCGTTGAAAATAACAGCATCACCATATTCTGCAATCAATCCTTCTAGGACTAATTCTGGACCATGTTCTGCGATAAGACTCTCAACTAGAGCCTCACCTTCTAATTCTTCGCTGACCTTAACTTTCATCTTACCTGTATCGGCAGGACTGTCCTTATCAAGTGCTTCATCTTCGTCAGCAATCTTTTCAGCCTGATCAGGAGCAACTTTCATTTCTTCTGCAGGAAGACCAGCCCTGCCAGCTTTTGGTGACATTACCATATTCTTAGAAGCAGCTGCTCCATGAGCTGATGGATCAACCATTGTTGTTGCACCGCCTAGATCGGCAGATGGATCCATCATCATAGCAGACATAGGCAATGGCTCCCTACCAGCATTTGTAACTGATGCTGCAAGAATCTCTGCTGCTGATTCGTGTAATGATTTATGTTTGCGAGACATTTAAAACCCCTAAAGATATAATATTATTTATAAAACTTATAACTTTGACATAAAGTTTTCGAATATCTTCAGAGAGATTTCGTCTAGTTGTTTTTCTTTTGCGCTCTTAATCTGATTATAATATTCGTTCACATTCATTTCCTTAACTAGTCCATTATCCCACACCCATTCTCTTCCTTCCATAATTCCCTGTACAAAAGCACCAGGAGCTGAAGGATCTGCAACGATATCAGCCGCTGTTGCAAGATAAAAGTCTGGTTGTACAACATTTACACCACCTTCGTTTTTAAGGGATCCCATACCACGTGAAGAAACTCCAAGAGTAGCCCCTGCTTCCATAAGATTCTTTGCAATCTTACCCATAGGTGTGTCGAGAACCTTTGCCTTACCTTCAAAGACGTTTCCATTCTTTTTGATATTTGTAATCATATGGGAAACGCGCTCTAGATTGATCGTAGGAGACTCTGGATGACCGAGTTCGCCGAATGCACGATTCTTATCCACATATTCCTTCATGTAGCGATTTACTTCGTTTTCGAGAACGCTTACTGGATATGAACGACCATTGCGGTTCTTTGTCTCAGCGACAAGGAATGGACCCTGAATATAAAGTGTCTTAACACCGTTATTTTCTTCGGTGATATACTTTACTTCTTCGACTGTTTCTGTGATAAGTTTCATTGTACTATTCCTTTAATCCAAGAGAGGCTCTTCTTCTCAATGATCTTTTTCTTCTCATAAGAGCGCGAGCCTGTTTTGCTTTACGTTTAATTTTACCGACACGCTGACCACGTTTTCTGCGAAGTCTTTCTTGTGCAGTCATACGCTTTAATTTTCCGCCGCGAATTGTATAGCCTTTTACAGCTGATAATCTTTTTCTTCTTTGAACCTTGCCACCGCGAACGCGAGCCTTGACAACCTTTGTTCTACCCTGACGCATAACGTTTGGATTGCGACTTGCTTCATCGAGTTGATCAACTTCTGATTCTTCTTCTGTCGCAGATTGCGAATGAAGCGCATCATGATCGGCACGCAATGATTCTGGTGTTTTTAGCAATTCAATGCCGCGTTGACGGCTTAATGCACTTCTTTGTTGTTCTAGATCAAATGCACGACCCAACTTCTCTGCTGCGCTCATACGGCGAGCTTCGCTCAAATCAACAGGTGCATTGATAGCAATTGCTTTTTTATAAAGATCTAGTTTAGCAGAAGCAATCTCGTTTAATCGTGCAGCAATGCCTTCTTTGATGTTTGAACGACTCATGTAGTTCTTTAGTTCATGAGACTTAACAACTCTTGGATTTAGATATTGCATAATCTTGACGCGCATTTCTTTCTTTGCGTCTTCGACTGCTTCTTTACCATCATCCTGTTCTTCATCATCATCGCCTTGACTGTTAATAGATTTAACATCAAGTTCTTGTTTTGGCATTTCTTCAGAAATCACTTTACCCACAACATCGCGCGCGATTAAATCAGCGACATCGATGCTTGTGTCTGTTGGTTTGATTCCGTATTTCTTCATTTGAGTCTTTTCTTTTCGCTGTTTAAATTTTTCAAGATTAGCACCTTTCCCCTGTTCAAAATCAGGAGAACCGTAACGATCTTCAAAACCTTCTGTTAGTTCGCTCATTTGATTAACAACGCAAATTCTTTTACTTTATTAAATGTTTCTGGACTCTCTAAGACCATATCTGATAATCGTTGTTTGTTTTCTTCATTTAAAGAATCAAACACAGATTTAATTTTATCCATGATATCTTTTTCAACATTAATTTCTTCGCCTGTTGAAAATACAACAGGAAGAACTTCTTCGTTTACATATCCCCTTTGTGCATTCAATGGTCCAGGACTGACTGTATTCATTGATTTAAATCCAGTGCCTGATTGATCATAAGGAACAGGAAATGTTAAACCGTATTTGTTATCAACATAAAGAGCAACACGTTGTCCATTTGGGAACATACGAATTGCTTCTCTCTTTAGAAGAAGCATTGCAGGAGGATTGAACTGTTCGTTTAATTCCATCTTTTGCTCTTTCAAAATATCTCTGATTGTTCTTCTTAATTGAGTATCTGGAGCATTTACAATCATACGAACAGGCACTGCAGAATTGATTGCTGAAAGAGCATCTCGTTTTGGTCCACTCATCTTTTGTAGGATGCCATAGTGAGATAGTCTTGGATTTTTCTGTGAAATGTTTACATAGTCAGTGACTGCTGTGGAAGCAACTGCAGCATTTACAGGAAGTCTTAATCTGTTTTTGACAAGTGAAATGCGACTTTTGATGCGTTGTTTAGCCGCACCATTAGATTTAGCCTCTGTAAGTTCTAAATTTTCAGTTGCCATTTCTTCCATTATGCTTCTGTTGGTGCCTCAATCTGTTCAGCAGGAGCTTCTGCTGGAGCTGAAATAAAATTCGATGCAACTTCAACTTTCTTCACTTCAAGAGCGTCTGCAATCTTAGATGCAATTGCTGCGTTGAAGGCTTCGACTGCTGAGTCTCCATCCTTTGACAAAATCGAACTTATTAATGATTCAGTGTTCATATGTACTCCAATATTTAGACATTATTGTTGAGGCTGCGCAGCTGCTTGTTGTTCAGCTGCAGCCTGTTGTTCCATTGCAGCTTGCTGCTCAGGTGGGACTTGTGGAGCATACTGCGCTTGAATCTGCATAATTTGCTGATTCATTGCAGCTTCTTCCTGAGCCTTCTGAATAGTATCTTGCTGCTCTTCAATTCGCTCTGTTTCTAGTTCAACTCTAATTCGATCAATTGCTTCTTCATCCAAGTGGAGAACGTTTTTCTGTACCCAAGATTTTGAGAAGTATCTGCCAGTAAACTGCTCGACCTGCATTAACAACTGCATACGAGCTGTCATTAGGTCTGCTTCGCGGAGTTCAGAGAAATTATTATCCTTGAGGAAGTCATAGTGAATCTTCTCGCGGAGTTCTTTCCATTCATCAACTGAAGCAATACCCTTGAGGGCAAGCTGACGCTCCATAAGTTCATCGAATAGGATCGTAAACTTAGAACGGAGTTTCTCAATAAACTTATTAAATTTAATTTCGTCGCGTGTGATTTCTTGAGTGCGACCAAGCATGAAGCCTTGTCCTGGTTCCAAGCGTGTAACTGGAATATTCAAAGACTTGTAGAGTTTCTGTTCGAAATACTTAACGTCTGCCATTTCGCCAAGATTTTGTCCTGGTGGCAATGTGGTGATTTCTGTTGACTTACCTTCACCGCGACGTGGAATCCAGAAATCTTCCATGATTGACATGAACTTGCGATCGTCTTTAACTTCACCAGTTGTTGAGTCGTAGACAACCTTGTTGCGGAACTTTGTCATAAAGTCGCGAAGATATTGATCTGCTTTGATGCGTGGCATGTTGCCAACGTCAATGTAGAATACGCGACGTTCTGGAGCGCGTGAAAGGCGATAGATGACGACAGCATCTTCAACCATGCGCAACTGATTGAGTGGCTTAATGGCTTTGTGAAGATATGAAAGAACCATCTGACGTTTTGGATCAAGCAATCCAGAATTAACATTCACGACAGCATCTGTTGCAATTTTAACAGAGGCATCGTTCATGCTACTGACTGTCTGATTTCCTTGTGTAGAAGTTTTGTCATTGAAGACATAGAATTCTTGAACACCAGTTACAAGTTCAGCGCCTGTGCGTGGATCTTTTTTCTTATTGACTGTGCGAACTTTTTTGATTTTTCTTGGATCAATATAAACTAGTTCTTGAATACCAAGTTGTGGCTGCGCACGATCTACTAGGACTTGAAAGAATAATCTTCCGTCGATATACCAATCGCGGAAAAGCCCAGAGCCATCATTTGAGAAGTTTAGAAGTTTGAGAACATATTTAAATTCTTCGCGAATTGCTTCTTTAATTTCTTCTGGTTGATCTAAATCATCAACAATAATTGAAACTGATTTGCCAGCATTATCGTGTACGACTGCTTCGTTGACAATCTCATCTACAGCTGATTCTAATTCTGGCTGTAATGCCATCTCACGATAACGAGAGATGAGATCAACTTCATTTTTAAAGCCAGCTTCTAGGTCAAGATAGGTGCCAAAATAACCACCGCTGGAAATTTCAATAGCACCATCATCAGCTGTTGGTGCTGTAATTTGCGGTTGAATATCTGTCTCTGGCTTCTTGCGTACGATCTCGAAGCCAAATAAATTAATGCCTGCCATAGTTTACTCCATTATAACAAAATCAAATAAGCATAAAAAATTATCTAGTCTTAGGACCAACATCTGTCCTAGGAGGAGGTCTCACTGGTCGTTTGTTTGTGTTTCTACCCGATGATACTTGACTTACTGGTGTAAGACCAAGAGGTTTTATTTGGGGTTGAGGAACAGACCCAGGAAGTTGTGCTGATGGTCTTGGATTTTTCTTTCCACGAAATTTATCTATCAGCGGCTGAACTGATCTTACTGACGCCTTAAAACGCGATACTGTTCTATTGATATCATTAACGCCACGTGTGACGTTATTAATTTTCCTTAAAAAGTCGTTAAGGCTGCTCATTGAATCAATTAACCAACAAAGACTTCTGGTGATGTCCAGTATTGGTACTGGAATGTAACAGCGTATTCTTCGATTGCATCATTTGCATCCCAGCTTACGTCAATTGGAGAAATATCAACAGGGAACATATCGATGAATGTATATGTTTTGATGATATTTCCTTGCTTGCCATACTGATAGACTTCAGCGTCGAATGCATACTGGCTGTAAAATGAATCAGCAATATTGCTTTCGTGACCGTTGATTCTTGACATCCACTCTTCAAGTTGATTGCGAATTACGAAGTCTTCATCGTTAATAACTGTAATAGTCCATTCTGGGAATGTTCTATTGCCAGCCATCTTGATGGTTCTGCCGAAGTATGGAACTTCAATCGTTCCAATTGTAGAACCTGGCAGCTGTGCCGTTTTTGCAGTAAAGGTAAGTTTCTGATCAAATACTGGAATGTTTACTTCAAACAGATTTGGACGTGCGCCGTCGAATGGAAAATTTCCTTTAAAGTCTGTAATATTGAAAGGCATTGCGTTCTCCTGACTTTATATTATTTATTAGAATCTACCAACGACTTCATCAAATGATACACCAGTACGAACTGCAACAAAGTTTAGCTGGATGAAGTTGATGCTGCGGTTTGGCTTGACATAAATGTCACCGACAAACTCATTGCGATCAATTACATCTTGAGTATTGTTTGTTGAATTACATACGACTTTGAAGTCTGTGATTCCACGACGACCCTTCACCGTTCTCAAAAATGGTTCGACAATTGACACGAATTGCGATCTTGTAAATTCATCATTGAATTCGAAGAGTTG